TGAAGTTCTGGATCCTCATGCTCCGGAAGGATACTGCGCTTATCAGGATCGGCGCCTAGATTAGCCATGCCGTCTACCGCCTGTGTGATAGGAGAGGGGTCTTTGGGCTCATCGAATTCCGCAAGAATATCCGAAATATCGTCATCATCTGTACCAGTAGAAGCCGCATCAACTTCAGCGAGGATATCATCTACACTCGGTTCTTCTGTTATTGCTGGCTCATCAAACTCAGCAAGGATATCTGAAACATCGTTGGGACCAGCAGGAGCTACAGGGGTTGCCGATTCCGTAGGATCTTCGAACTCATCTAAGATATCTTGTACTGAACTAGCCATATTAAACACCTACACCTTTGCGTCGAGTATCTTCATTTTCCGCTCAAGTCTTATGCGCTTTGTCCGACTCAAACCTTTCTTCTTTTCAGGGTTTGATAGAATAGCATCTATCTTTTCCAGCTCATCAGTCTCGGCAGGAGTGATCGTACCAGCTAAATCTCCAGAAGCCGTTGCGCTTTCATCCGTAGTTACAGTTCCATCGGTTAAAGCCGCTTCCGGTGTTTCCGCTTCAGGAGCAACAGAGAAACCGGGTACTGCTTGGGCAGCTGCAAGCCCTTTCTTGGCCATTGATTCAATAGCTGGGCTTTTAATATCTTGTACAAATGTAACACTTTCTGCAAGTGAAGCACTATAGTCTAAAGCCAGTTCAAGAGCATTGAAAGCGCGGTCTGCATCCTTTTCGGATCTTGCCAATTTCGCCTCTTCCTTAAGCGCATTGATATCATTGGTGCCCTGCTGAACCAATCGGTCCATTTCGCCTTTGTCCACTGCTGTTTGCTTACCAAGGTTGCCAGTGTTCACAAGTTTTTGAAGAGCAAGCGCATTAGTAGCCGCTGTTTTTGCTGCATCTGTCTTTGCTGTAGCTTGGAAGGTTGCCACGCGCTCATTTACCTCTGCTACTCCTAATCCAGCGTCACGTGTGCCTATATTTTTTACCTCTTGTAGCCGAACAGCATTATCGGCATCTTGCTGGCGGCGACCCACATTCCTTTGCCCCGGAGTCTGGAGTCCGGCATTCGAAGCTTCTCTACGCAAAGCCCGCGTCTCAGCAAGTCCAGTTGTACGTTCGCCGGCCACTATCTTACTCTTACGCAAGATGGATGCAGGGGAAGGCTTGCTTGCCAGATCTCTCGTTGTGTTCTGCTCACGGAGCAATCTAGCTGCCGGGCTTTCTACAGCATTACGGATGGCAGGTATTGCCGCCGCATCTATTCCTCGGGGTTTCAATTCAAATCCAGCCTTAGCCATTTTCCAGCTCCTTATGTCCTAGACATTTGCAATAGTTTCTAAGTTTATCTTCTAATCGTTGTTTAATCCAGCCTGCATCTCCACCACCGCAACATTTTGGTTCGCCTTCGAACCGTTTACGTCTTCGGAGATTCCTTCTCGTATAGAGCATCTGTTCCGCAAATGCTATCAGCAATCGGGTAGCTTCGTCCTTTGGGTCTAGCTGCCTGATCTTCTCTACGAGTTTTGTAAATGCTGTCATTATCCACCACCTTGATGATCGGCTGGACCTGACCCGTCGAGACCGCAATCATCCTCATACGGGAAGCCACTATCAACTCCACCCGACTTGTGGTAATGATCGGTGAAGTAATCCCAAGGCGTGAAGCATGTAGGACTACAGAGACTGGCACCATAGATGCACTCGAGCGTATCAGTATCAGGATAATCCTCAATACCATCAGCATCCGTGCAATGGTTCCACTGCCATACAGGACAGTAGATATCAGAAGCGTGCCAACGTGGAGCCCACTTCTCTATACGGGTTGCGGTACTGCCGTCATTGACTCCGATTGTAAGCGTTCCAAGTATGAACTTGCCTACGAGTATGTCTTCCTTCTTTTCGCCACTAGCTTTCAGGTCCATCCCGCGAGGATTGATACGAGTATATGGATTGACACCACCAGCCAAAGCGCACCAGCCCAGATCGTCTGCCTGTGTGTGGTCGCTGATGCTGTAGCTCTGATCCGGATATGTCCCTGCTCCAGCAGGAGCACTCTTGTGCGCCCGTAGGATAGGAATGTATCTGCTACCATCATTGGCACCTACACCCCAAAGTGAATCGCATTTTGTTGCAGCAGGAAATACAGCTACTTCTATATAGACTATCCAGTTGCCGGCAGCCCCTGAAGGACTTTTGGCGAGTGTTGAATGATCGAATTTGAAATCTACATACTCAGGAGCACTCCCTAAATCACCACCAGGCCATTCCCAAGAGCTATTGCCAGCATACACAACACCGTTGTAGACCCGAAGGATATTGGAATATCGTTCTTTGCCTGTTAGGTTGGCATTGTGCTTCGGCTCTGCGTAGAAGGGGCCATTGTATCTGCCGAAGATCTCAAAGCCGCCACCTGACTTGTCCCGTACTCCAAGGTTGTAGCCTGTGCCTGTGATACTACGGATGGCCTCTGCGATAGCTTCGTCATTGTTCTGGCCAGCCTCTATGATATCTACCTTCGGTTCCTCTTCCTCTTTGATAGAGTCTTCGACTTCGCGGATATCCAGCTTGGTCTCGAGTATCTTCAACCGGTTCAGCAGATTCGAAGGGTCCAGCTCGGCTGCTGCTGCACGCTGTTCCTTCCATGCTGAGTCCTGCTCACCAGCTACGAAGTCTTGGAAGTCCTGACGGATACCAGCAGGCATAGTGGCGTTCTCTCCAAAGAACATCTCAGAAAGTTGTTCACGCTCCTTGGGATCAGCCTTGGACGCAAGGAAACTGTTGATTGCGTCATTAGCTGGTTTGTCAAAGTCTTCATCCATTAAGGTATCACCGGGTTGTCTGGGAGAATTACAGCGTAAGTATTGAGATAGCCATCCGTAGCGTCATTTGATGTAATTGTCAACCATGTCTCACGCATCGCTACCCACAAGCCAAGATTGGAAAGATAGTCAATCCTACCGCCCTTATGAGCCTTCAAGTTATTCAGCAAAGGGCGATCAGAAGAATCGTTTGCCCAGTTGACTGCTGACTGTTCGCTCGTGGTTACACGCCTGCCGAATATAACACGCCATACAACGCCTTCATCTGAGGTCCGTATCTCCTGCTTGAAATTGTAGATGTCACCAACAGCACTGTTATTGCCTACCGTCGAACCAGTACCCGCCATCTTGCCTATGATAAATAGATCAGACAACCCAGAATCATGTATCTTGCGTCTGACACCGCTATTCCTATAAGCTGTATTGTCTATGTCGAGGATGGCCTTGTTACTCAACGTCGTCAATAATGCGTCAGAAGTCTCCTTAGTAAGATTCGGAATCACGACAACAGCACGTTTCGGAAGTCCGGAAGATATATCCATATCTCGTTCTACAACGAAAGCAGCAGATAGGCTGGTATTCGTATTGACCACTTCGATATCGCGTGACATGAATACTTCGCCATCGGCCCGCTGCAGCACCGTTACATTCTTGGTAGCGATACCAGTACCGTCACGATCCTCTGCACTACGCCATGCATTCAGCATACCTTGAGCACTGTCGATAGGTACGCCGAATGCTGTCTGGTGATCTACCCTCATATAGTCATGGAAGTTCACACCAGCAAAATAGGAATCCTCGCCCATAGTTCTAACAGATACAGGCAGGCTGGTCTCTGAATTCACATTCGTCCAAGTGACCTTGCGCTGGAACACATAGAAGGTGCAGGTACGGTCTCCACGAGGTTCTGTACCCCATCGCCTAGCTTCTATCGTGTAGCCAGAAAGCTCCAAGTCAGCATCTGCAATGCTTATTTCGCATACGCCTCGTGAGCTCCGGTCAAGGTATCGGTACTCCTGAACAACAGTATCTCCAGAACCAGGGTTATACTGAAATGACCTGTAGACTTCTACGCGCTGACTGTTAACTGGCTGGGGAAGTGTAGCCGCCGCGATAACACTTGTGGCGCCTGCAACCGTAGTCAGCCTTATCAGCTTCTGGCGAATAGTCACCCATCTGCGGTTGTTCTCTATAACGATCACATCAGCGTTCGAGTAAACGCCTGTATAGGTCTCACCGTCTACTGTAGGGCCCGTAATCTGTGCGACCCCCATCAAGGTATTGCTCAGAGACTTAGCGACAGATGCTTTGATCTGAGTCCATTCACGCCACATTGTGCGGGAGTTGGCATCAGAAGTGGCATGTGTAACAGCCTCGTCAGCATCAGACCGAACGAATCTGGCTTCGCTCTCCGGTATCGTGGTTCTAAGTTTGCTTGCCATAAGTTACCTACTGACTGGGGCTGTCTTCGTCTGTGGTCATATTTGTGAGCACCCATATCTTCCTGACATGGATGTGTGAACTCAAATCAGTTATCCGCAAAGCGAACTCGTGGCTCTGTGGTGTGGTCTCGAGATCAATCGTAATACGGTTATAGTTTTCTTCGAAATTGTCTATAACTGCTGTGTGCTCGTTACCGAAGTCTCCGGTATCCAACTTCACATCAAATACTATCTCGCCTCGTGCAGCAGTCGTATTGTCGAATTCGAATGCTACCTGGCGTACAGGGAACGGACGCTGGTTAGAATCAGTCAGAGTCCGAGTTGTATAGCGGAAAGCTGTATTGTCTTCAAGGTACTTAAACAGCTTCTTCTTCTGGAGTGCGTATACGAAGTTCACGACATCCGTGCTGGGGTTAGAACCTATGACCCTGCGCTTATCCCTACCTATACGTAATACCTTGTTTGCGAACGTACTGAGTGCTGTACGGACGTTCACTGAAACCTCTGTGACCGCTCCACCAGCCCATGAGTACAATCCGTTGGTATTGGATGTGTAGGCTACTTGGTCCAAAGGCGTAGCCCGATTCGCCGCTGTAGCGAACATCTGTTCTTCTACCTTGATATGGCGGTAGTCGCCATCAAATGATAAAGCATTAGGAATCCAGTATCCACCACCGGCGCTGGCTACATACATATCAGTAGTCCCAGCAGGGAAGAATGCTAATAGGCTATCGGCTGTCTCATCGAAAGCTATACCGTCAAGGTCTTGAGGAAAGATGACATCATCATATTCAGGAGACCCGTACAGTAGGGTTGTGCCATCAATGCGCCAGTTCCTACGAAAGAACCAAGTCCAGTCATCGCCTGATATCGTGTTCTGTTTGGCCGTGTAAGCATCGCCTGTACCGAGCTGTGCCGTATTGGCTACCAGTCGGCCAGGGTACTCTATATCGAAGCCGTACCCATCAGGAGTAAAGCCATCTTGTAGTTGCTGCACAGCCGTTTCAGTGTCCAACCCAGCAGGGAAGACAGAGGCGATTGGCAACCAGCGCATATCGGATCCAGCCATAACCGCCTCCTGTTAGTCTTCGTCGAATGATGCTATGACTTCGGAATCTGTAGCTGCCGCCGCCGCTTTCTGGTCTCTATCCAGCAAGGCGCGTCTGAGCGCACTGGCGAATTCAGCCTTTACCGTGTCCAAGTCCTGATCGCCTGTCTTGTGCCCGTACTGAGTCAAGTATCTGTCGATACCTGCTTCAAGCACAAAGCCATGATCGGCGTCTATCGCAACAGTATCGTCAGTCGCTGTTACATGTGCAATAGCTGCAGAGAGGTTCGTATCAATCGAATAGATGTTTAACGCATTATTCGTTGCCCGGATGAAGTCATGCTTAAAACGATCAGAGCTGGCCTGCATGTTGTATTCATACAGTTTGGTTGCCCAAATCTTACCAAGGTTGAGTGCCATCGCAGCCCCCTAGTCGTCCCAAAGTTGCAGGAACGCTTTGACAGTCTTATTCGAATCAGTAGCACTGTGACCACGAAGCTCAACACGAGTCCGGACAAGCAACATAGGCTCAAAGCCGTTTGTGGCCGAACCAAGCTGTACACCCGAAGTATCGTGAACAGGTACGCGAGGATAGATAGGAGCCGATGAAACAAATGCACCGTTCGAATAGATCGTCTGTTCCGTATCACAGTTGACGTTCGTGAGACATACGAGAGATACATTACCAGTGACAACTGCTTCGTCAGCACTGAATGTGAGCCCTACGATGTAACCGTCAATAGGCTCAGTGGTGTAGGTAGTGTTCGTTGTGTCTTCTGATACTTCAATGACTAACGGAATACCGTCAGCTCCAGCGTAGACCAGACCAGCAACTAGACACACTACGAATGTGAGAAGTAGATTACGCATCGTTTGCTCCTTAAAGGGCAGGGGGGTCCGAAGACCCCCACATCCCTAAATTAGAGTTCCGCGCCAAGCCACGCATTCGTGGTAGGGCCGTCACCGTTCGGGTTGGAATACAGGATAGCCTGTTCACCAGCGTCTAGTTCGACTGCCGAAGAATTCCACGAGCCAGAGGCTGCAATAGCCAACAGGTTCGTAGCATCAATGCTGTTCTGTATATACGCAACCGTTACACCAGTACCGGTAGGACGCGCAAGTACAATCGTGTTTGTTATCGCAGTAGCAGAACCACTCGATGTAAACACATTAAGACCAGCTGCAATCGTATTCGTTGATCCTTCGATCACCGCAACACTAGCCTGTGCATTAACCGACATGCCAGCAGATGTGATGCTGCCTTCGGTAATGATATCGCCGTTGTACTCTACTGCCATTGTTTCAACGTAGATACGATCAGGGTTTTCGCCTGCACCCTTTTTAGCCAGTACGCCGTAACAGAGACTCGAAACGAACGTGACCATTACCATCAGTCCGACTGCGATTGCCAGGCCGTTACGAACGAACCCACCTATTGCGCCATCACGATTCAGGTCAATACCCATCTGCTTCTCCAATATACGTACTACTGCTTCAAGGCGAGTAACGCGCTTCTCTAGCCCGCTATTCTGTTTCTTCTCAGCTTTCGGCTCTGCCGGCTCGCTGGTAGCTTTATTTTCAGCCTTCGCCATTTGTTTCTTCCTTCTTTTAAGTTAAGGGAAGGGCTGTTTCCAACCCCTCCCTCAACGATGTGTTCTTGTGGATTAAGCTCCGCTGTTTCTGTGAACGTTCTTGGCCTGTGATCCTGCTACTGCGAACTGCACGTAGGCTTCCCAGCCTGCGACGATACGCTTGTACTCAGGACTCGGATAACCAAGGGATACAACCTGGGGACGGGTAAGGAATGCAACGTGCAGACCCCACATGTCTTCCATTAGATCGCCCCAGCCATACCAGCCAGTCGTGCTCGTCAGGTAATCGTAAACGATTACATCGAAGCGGTTTTCCCATACGTTCTTGGCATTCGTCGATGTCTCAGGCGTCTGGGATGAACCACGGATCTCAAGAGCCTTCTGCTCGTTGTCCGGAGACACGATCAGTTTCTTGAGAGTGATAGGGGCAATCATGCCCTTCTCGTTTTTGCGCTTACGCATGTTGACCCGCATGGTGTTGTAGGTCGTTGACGTAAGTGCCGCTGCAGTTTCAACATTACTCCATGTTCCCGCACTCGGGTCTTCATGGTAGTGATCGTTAGCGAACAGGAAAGAGCCATCAGCTCCTGCCGTGGTCGTTCCGTTGTTGAATACATCTGCGTATGCGTATTCCAGCGTACGTGCCAGACTGTCCGGGAGCCCCTGCATCGCCATGCGGCGAATCTGCCCAGAACGATCAATCTTCTCAATCGTCTGAGTGAAGCGGGTTCCCATACGGAATGTACGTATGTCGAGTGTCTTCGAATAACCGTCTGCCGGCTGCTCGAAGGGGAGTCTGTCGGAATCATCAACCCGGCGAAGGGACTTAAGAACACTACCATAGGTAGCAATCTTATGTTCCAGCGTCTCGGCTGTCTCTTCCTGGAAGAACTGAGCTCCCTGAATTGGTACGTTATCAGCACGCCTGTTGTACGTATCCTGTGTCTTATCATACAGATTAGGATACTGAGGATGCTGAATGAGGCCCGTCTGGCCCATGAATAGCTGTGTTGCTGCCATTGTTCAGCTCCTTTAGCTTGACTGTACGTTAATAACTGAATCCAGTACCTTCACGTAGCCACGGGCATACGTGTCAGCCGAATCGTCGATGTACGGCGACTCAACCCAAGAGGGTTCGACCACGATGAAGCAGTCGTTGTCAGGGTCATCAACGTCGCACGAGCAAATATTGCTCGCAACATAGAGTGCATAACGCTTACCAATATCGGTCTCCGCAAAAACTGCGGTGGCGACTGAAGCGCTGAATGCGTTAATTTCGAAGATATCGTTAGCGTTAATAACGCCTACGATCTTCCGGGTAGTGTCGTTCCCAATAGCTGTTGCCACGTTCTCAAGCGCGAAGTACTGGAAGTCAACAGAGTTACTTGCCTCTGTATAAACCAATCCATCACTGTCATGCCTAAGAAACTGGCCAGCCTGGAACGTAGCTGCGCCGTCGATCTGAACGCGGCGTGTTGCCATAACGTCCGGACCAGCTGCGTTATATCTACGCCTCGGGTTGACTAATGTCTGCTGAGTCATTTTAGACTCTCCTTTGCATCAGATGTTCAATTACATCTGTGCCAGCATTTCCGCTTCATGTCGCTCTCTTGCGACTGTTGCGGCCATCTTCGCATCACTGCGTTTGATCTTCATACTGTCTTCACTCAACGATTCTCCGTCCTTAGCCAAGGTGTCGTCAGACTCCTTCTTGAGATCTTCAATTCGCATACGTGATTCAAGTCCAGCACGTTTCTCTTCCGCATAGTGAATTACCTCATCAATGAAGTACAACCGAACATCGCCGTGGTCTGTTAATTCCCCGCCTTCAATAGCAGGAACATAACCACTGCCAATATACTGGCTGTGTTTTATCTTATCACCCCAAAAACGATGTACGTTTGGAGGAATAATACCTTCTTTTATCAGGTGATTCTCTATTTCCGTGAGCGCATCCGTTTGCGGCACAGGGTTTGCTATAATATCAGGGGCTGCGGCTCTGCGTGAAACCTTGGCTTTCATAGCCCGTTCGTAATCAGCCTGAATCTGCGGATTGTCTGAGACTTTCTCAAACTTCATTGCATCCTTCTTAGGTGCTTCAACGGTTGTCGGTGGCGTAGTTGCCATCGGCGTTATGGTTGGAGCATCGCCAGATGTAGTATTCGCGTTCTTCATTTGGCACGCCACTTGGTGTGCCTTTCTGCCTGCTACGTGTGTGGTCACTTCTTCGCCACAAAACTCACAAGGTGTTTTTGGAAATGCCATTTAACTTGCCTTCCTTCCGGATCTTTTGAAATCTTCAATTTCTGCTGGCGTTGCATTAGGCACCATCTGCCTGAACTTCGCCATATCTTCATTGCTCCACCCACTGCCACCTTCTGTACCGTGACCTCCTGTACCGCTACCGCCCGTACCAGCTGGTGCTGGCATTGCCGGCGCTGTACTAGGTAAGACCTTAACTGCTGTCAAAGCCTGTGCCCTAGTGAAACCTTCCGCTTGAAGTTTATCAATACGATCCTTATTTTCCTTGTATATCTCGCTGTTGGTATCCCGGTAGTCAGTGAAGCCGCCTTTCAGTTCGGCTATCTCCGCATCCCGTTTCTCCAACTCAGCCCTGTACTTCGAGTCTATGTTCGCTTCGACATCGTTTGCCATACCGGCCATAAGGTCGATAACAGCTTCGTTGCCTCTTTCGTCCAAGTCTCTCAGTACATTATCACGGGCCTGCTGCTTCTCTGCTTCTGTCTGTTCGGGAGTTGCTGTCTTCGCTGCCGTTGCTTCTACGAGCTTCTGAAGCAGAGGATTCTCTGCCTGCTCGATCCGTTTCAGCATCGCTGCATTTTCCTGTTCAGCTTTAGTCGCACGACTCTGCATTTCCGTGTATGACTTTTCTGCCATGCTCGAGTCATCAAATTCGCGTCCTGCGAACTTGAATTTGTCACCCGTATCGCCACCGGCGGGGGGTGTACCTTTGCCTTCGGTATCAAGGGCAGGCGGCGTGTTGCCGTCTGGTATCTCTACTCCGGTGATGGGGTCTATTGCCATTGCTGGCCTCCTGCTTATGATCTTTACGGGCCTGACACCATGCCAGGGTATCGCTCTAATCAACGTAAATTCTACATCTTGTTCTATTCTGGCTATTTGGGCCTCTTGGCTGATTGCAGCTTGGACTTCTTTACAGCCTGTTTCGTCAATTCTATCTCGCGGTTTAGTCTAGCCAAAGATTGGTTCAATTTTCTAATTGTTATTGCCGTCCTTGGCTTTACGGATTTTCCTGTTACTCTCTTTACCTTAGTCGCCATTGTTTTCCCCTCATCTAACTCTATGCTGGCTATTGCGGGCCTGACACCATGACAGGGTATCGCTCTAACCTACGTAAATTAGCTGACTGGCATCTTTGATCGCTTGATCTTGAACAACCGGTTATCGCCACAATCTATGGGCTTTCGGTTCTTCAATACTGCCTTGTAGCCTTTAAGCTCAAGCTCTGCCTGCGTATCTGGTGTTCCCCAGAAGGCATGTTCAGTCTTGCTCTTAATCAGGCCAATGTCTTTTGCATCTTGTTCTAAAAGTTCTAGCCCGGTCATTTGTCTCTCCATGTGTCTCATGTGTCTCAAGTGTCTCATTAGTTAATGAGACATGTCAAGGCATTCAACGCTTGCGGCGCCTTTTCATTTCTTTCACAACTTTGGGGCCACTCTCTAAAAGCAAAGATTTTTTAGCAGGGCCAGGATGACGCCGCTTCATTTCTGCATGTACTTTTTGAGGACTAGCCAAAAGCAAAGAACCAAATGTCTTCTTAGCTATACTAGCTGTTTTTGGAATAACTCTCTTTGCAAGAGGAACGCCCGGTCCGATTACCGCAGCCCTAACAATCTTCTCTACCTTACTACGTTTTTTCTTAGCCATATTGAACTCCTATGCTGGTACTTCTGTTTCGGCATCCTTGTCGATACGTTCTATTGCGTCGTCAATGTCGCTTTCAAGGTCTTCCTGAAGGCCAATAGACTGCCAGTAAGCACCTACGTACTGGTTCCGCATCTCAACGCAAATATCTGTCGCCATCCCAAGCCGTACCAAATCAGCCTGGCCTTGCTTCAATATTCTTCCCAGTATCTTGAACCCCGGCTTTGTAGTTATAGCCTTCAGTTCCAGTAACTCGCGCTTCGTCATCTCTGTGACTGTGCCACAGATGTTCGGAGCGTATACCACTTCATCTAGTTTGCTCATTGGATTGATCCCGCTTCCCCTGCTATTATATCGCCATCGCCCTCACCTATTGTACGGGGCGGTGCCGCCCCTTCTTGTCCTGTTCCTACCCCTCCAGGAAGCTGTGGTGCGCCTGCCTGTGTGGCTGAGGCGAACTCTGCTTCCTGCATCTGCTTATGAATCTCAATATGTGCGTTAATCAGGTTCATAGCATCTTCTGCTATATCGCCATCAGGCATCATCTTGAAAAGGTTACGAGCATTGCCGTGGATTGCCATGTGTACTTCGTGGTTCTGATCAGGTTTAGGCTGATCCCATATACCGTTCTGGAATGCCCGATTCTCTGAAGTAGCAATATGAGCTGCATCGCCCTCTTTCTCTGTCTCAAATATCTCGTCAACAGGGAAGTCCCTTGCACGGTAGATCCAGCGCAGAAGGTTGTTGGCGTTACGCTTGCCCATAGTGTCTTTGACTGCCGGGAAGGTATCGCGTATGAATGCATCCTGCTCACGCTGCACCATTACGTTTGTCTTGTAATCGTCAATAGCTGTGACCTTGACCCGTAGCGGTCCCCATATCTCAGCTGGCTTGATCTCTTCCAAGCTGCCCTGGTTGACCAACGAGAATGTAAGCTTCGGATCTGCAAACATACGCCACATCCGCATATCCCAAAGTGCTATCCACTCGAGTAGGCGGGACATCATGCGTAGACGGTCATTGGATGGCTTCATAGACTGTTCAAATGCCTGTCGAGCTTCTGAGGCGCTGGTTCGTGAGCCCATAGGCTGACCAAGGAACGGGTCTGTGGTGCCGGCTGTCTCCTTAATACGTGCTTCTATATAGGCTATGAACGCCTGCATATCGCCAGTAACAGAGGGGACTTCGATACGCTTGAGCTTATCAATCATGCCCATCTGCATTTCCATCAGGCGTCTTGGCCCGAATGTCTTATCAGATGTATGGATAGCTCCGCGCTCGGTTATCCAGTTGGCGTTCAGCTGCAGATTCTTGTTATCAAACCACTGATCCAGTGTGGTCTTGTATTCTTGATAGGCCGGCCACAACAGATGAACGAATCCAAGGCTGTATGCGCCCTTGTTTTCCTCATCCCAATGCGAAGACTGCCAGAAATAGGGGATTTCGCCATTATCATCAGGATCATAGGCGTTGGGGTTGAGCTTGACGCATACGGGGTTGCTCTGGGAGATATGGCCTTCGAACGTAGCCATGATACGCCTTGGGAAAATAGTGTCATCCCACTTGCCATCTGTGTCAATAGGAGCAAACATCACTACATCCCACTGGTCAAACTCACCAGTAGGCACATCAGAGCTACCGCCTGTATCAGCATTATCATGTACGTCCTGCTGTACGTTGGATGGCTGTTCGGTCTTAAATAGCTGATCGTTGGTAAGCTTGCTGATATTCTTGTAGGCGCCAGACTTCTGCTTCGAAAGCAGATCTGTCAGGACCGGGTAGGACCGCATCAAAATACATTGCTGTTTCTGGATATCCTTTATCATTGCATCCAGCCAAACATTGTCTATTCCGTAGGTGGTAAAGTGAGGATGCTGCCTGATTACCTTCTCTGTAACCCATTTACTGCCATTCGGCTTGCCTTCTTTGTCATAAATAGGCTTGCGGTAACGGTCTATCTTCTCATCATAGAGCCATTCCATACCGACCATGCCGTTACAGTTCTTGTTGACATACCACTGGAAGTCTTGGAGCGCTGCTTTACGGTTATCTATCTCGAATGAGTACTCAAGCAAGACCTTCTGAAGATTGGCCCGGTACATAGCATCGTCCCGGCTGTCGCCATCTATCGTATCAAGAGGCTTATAGGAAGCTCCTATCTCGTCTTGAGCATAAAGTGTCTCATTATCATTCGCCGTGACAGCTCTGAGAGCTCTGAAGAATGCATCAGGAACGGTATCAATAGCATCGCGTGTCTTGTTCTCGTCCTGCTTAGTCTGGCCTTTTGCCATCCGGAACATCTGATCCGAATGTTTCAGGTCTTCTTCCATCTTGTCACGGTTCGACTGTGAATCAAACTTCGTAAAGTAGGTCTTGGCACGCTCCAGTACCTTCTTGACGGTCTCTTCGTTATCAGCCCAGTTGGCTACTTTGAGAGAAGGGTCTATATCTTTTTCGGGGGGTGCTGCCTTTTCGGGTTTCTCAGGAAGATCAACTGGTGCCGCCATCTCGTTCTCCTAAAGCTACAACGCATTCAGGTACAGCTTCATCAATAAACCGCTCATCTTCAGCGTAAGGAGATAGTTTGATGCCCCAAGGATGGTCGTCTGGCAATAAAATTATATCGTCAACCCTGTAGCAATCGCACATGCATCTTGAAACTTTACGCTCTTTGAGCAATTTAAAAGGCCAGCGTCTTTCGCGGCCAACCTCTGTACCGATAGCCAAAACTTCGAACCAAAGAGAATAGTCACGAGTCCATTCAGGTAGTATAAGTCCTTCTGGTTCAGGCGTTTCGCACCTTCGGCAATAAAGCCAATGACCATCAAGCCTCTTTATATGCACATTACATTTTGTGCCTACCCATGCAGAATGTTTACTATTCATTTCATTACCCCCGAATGTATCATGTGTCTCATAAGTGTGTCAATAGCTTAAATGAGACATATTATATTACTCTTCCATTGCGAATATATCCCGTATATTCGTTCCCGGACTCCGCTCCTGCTCCAAGTGCGAGTTGGCTTCCCGAAGCCTCACCATCGTACCGTGGGTTCTGTAACATCAAATATTTCATGGCTGTCATCAAATGATCGTTGCCGTCTTCTGGTTCATCACGGCCTGGCTTCTTGCAGTATGATTCAATCTCTGTCCGGAACCGGTACAACGTATTGAATATATACAGCCGTGGGGCTCCTGTGATGGGATTGCCATTCACATCCATGATCGTGCCTGCCTTGATCTTCTTCATGCGCTCGAGGATATGCGGCCTATCAGGTATGGGCTCAAACCATTCCTTCACGATAGGGACAGCATTACGGTTGTGCATCCCGCTGCCTGGGATAGCCATAAGCCCATACGCAGCAAACATCTGACCTTGGGTTATGACAGTCTGTGGACCTGGAGAGTTGAACGTACGTGGATCCATTACGGTGAAAGCATATTGCTCTGCCTGCTGTATTTCCTCGAATATCTTACGGATATTGCCGTATTCGTCACGGTCTTCGTCTATCTCTGCACGCTTGTTGCCGCACGCTTCTATCAGTGCCACGGCATTATCTTCCATCCCACCACCTGCATTGTAGTATTCCCGATAGAACACAATATCACCCCAAGGCGCCACAGCAGCGCATATACACCCAAACACATCCTTACGTCCCGGATCAACACCACGGAACCTTGTCCAGCCCGTCGGTATCTCAAATGGGTCTATCCATTGCAGAGATCTATCCCAGTTATCGTATACAAGCCCCTCAGAGGACTCAGGGAGCCCGTAATACCTTGACCTACCCTCACGTATCTTCTTCTGGTTTCCGACCTCTTGTGGCTTCAGTATGTACTTCTCATAGAGTTTCTGGCGCTTAGTCTCAGAGATCAATGCTACAGGTACGTCGTCAAGTGAGATATGGTACTTCTCCCACGTTATACCCTTATCCAGTAGCCCGCCTGTCATACGTGTGACCCAGCAGTGTGCCCCAGTGTCTGGCCGGCCTTGAACGTAATGTGGTGTCATTGCGGTAGCGCACTGAAAATCGTCAATCGTTGTGCCACGAGCGTAGGCGCCGTCGAATTGGTCTTCCGGTACCTGCTCATCGAATGCCCACACATCGTAGGGATTGGACTCAAACGCCTGTTGATCCTGCTTATAGGCAAAGAAGTCGAGCCTAGAACCGCAAGCGAGTGGCAAATCCGGTGCGCTATTCCATGAAGGATGCTTGCGCTTCATGCGCTTGTCTTTGGGGTGCCAATGCGCTGAGTACTCTCTGAGCTCGTCCATCGGCCATACTTCGGAGATGACAGGCCAAATCATGCGCTGTACCTGCTGGGTCATAATGTAACTGGCGATTGCGCCTTTGCGTGGTCCGGTCCAGTCCTTCGGCTTTAAGCCATGCTCCCGGCAACTGTGCCAGTAATCGTGAATCGGCATCATACGCCTTGCAAGCCAGCATATAAGGGCCATGCTCTTGCCGTACTGATTACCGGCATAGATGATTCCCATATCAACTTTATCGTTGTTGATGAAATCCATCTGGGGACCGTGACCCAGCAGGAACCCCAGCCGGTTCTCTTCATACTGCCGAAGGATCTCGCGCAAGGGCTCAGACTCTTCAGGCGGCATAGCCAGCAAGTCCTTATCGCTAAAGACATGCCACTGGTTATTAAATGGAAGTTTGTAGATCATTTACGCCAGCCGCAGGTACTGCATCGATTGTCCTCTATCTCGCTAGTGCAGACCGGGCATAGTAGTGCCGCCTTTCCCTCTTTCTTTTTGCTGGTTTTCCAGGTGATAAAATCGTGGTTATCGTCGAACCGTGATTTATTCACTCGCTGGTCCGTATTCTTGATCGTCATTTCCTCTTGTCTCCTGTTCTCGTTCTGTTACTATATCCCTATGCCTAAACACGATGATTACGATGTAGCTATGAGAGCCCTTCGGAGGAAGAACATCCACGAATCCAAGGTCTTATTCAGGCCCATAGAGCGTAGCAAAGACAATACACTCATATTCAGAGTGCGTAGATTTGCTGGCCCAATGGCCCAGTGGCGTGAAGTCCCTATCTGGCAAGCCCAGCAGAACAAGGATGCTCTGATAGGGTTTATCTTCCCTGACGGTACGCTCCGCTCTGACGCTGAAATACTATGCTCTGAATTCGGTGGCATCAATCTTCCTATCTACGTAGCCTTCTGGAAGCCTCATGTTCCTCTCAACGAACGCAACTTTGTTGCTGATGGGAAACAGACAAGGCTTCAGGAACGTCCTACTATCCTTGTGCGGTAACTTTCTTCTTCGCTGGTTTCTTGCTTGCTACCTTCTTCGGCTTATTCGAATCTTCCATGTACCCGCCATTGATTGCCATCGCTGTTGCCCAATCCATAGCCCCCTGCTCTGTATCAAAAGCAGAAGATGCATACTGAATCTTCTCCCCTATGAATAGAGTCGCTTTATACTTCTCTTTGCCTTCTGGCCCGGTAGCCTCTATCTTCACTTTCGCGTCACCCAGCGTCTTCATTTCTTCTCCCCAACTGATGTTTGATTACGTGTGGTACGCCTTCCGTCCACACTACACCCTGATCATAAAGTTTCAGCTTCTTATCAGGGTGTTTCTCATGCCGCCTGTCGAGCACTGCGTTAAGCAATGCCATACTCGTAGTCGTTACACAAATACCGCCCGAGTCAGACTCTTCGAGCCTGAACGGGACCGGTCTTGTTTCAGTCTTTTTCTTTGCTATTGTCACCCAACTCTTTTCCAGTTACCAGGCACTACAGAATCATGTTCCGGTAGCTCTACTAACCGGTAACATAATAGTTCGTCTTTGCCCTCAAGTACAGCCTTAACAACACGATGGCACCCGTCATATATCTTGTTATCGGGTCCGAGTATGATCGGTATTCGTGTCACGCATTTCATTATGCGCTGGCAGTGATGAATCATATCCGTCAGCCTGGCACCGGGAAATCGCTTCATGTTCATGTCGAGATCGTCCAACTTGACTGTCTCTATTTCAAGCCCCTTGCACGCTTCCTGCAGCGTTCTGTCTGTCCAGCGCCTACCTGTTGCAACATCTATATATGCCATATTAGTTTCCTTTCGTCCTTCTTGCTTTCCTTCGTACGTTGCACCGTACTTCTTCCTGAATCTCAGGACAATATATAAGCTCTATGCAGTTTTGAGCCTCTTTGTGATCCTGCTTGAAATGATAACATTCCTTCCAGGTACACTTTGCCTTACCCGAACAGTTCATCTTCATCTCTTAGCTTTCTTACGTGACTGCCTAACCGTCCCCTTGTTGCCCTTGCCGCCGCCTGATCCGTCTTTCCTCGGTGTCCCGCCACAACTACCTTTTCGCTTTGCCATTTGCTCGTTCCTTTCTGTTGCGTTACTCATTGGTTGCCTTTCTGCGCTTTATAGACATTAACAACCTGCACCATAGACTCGTCTGGGATTACCTGTTTGATCCAAGTGTTGCGGATAGCCGATCTAGCCTTCTTCTCACTGGCGTACACCATCAGCCTTGGTGTTGTACTAGACCCGCCGCGAGTGTACATAACTTCGCCATCCTCGTTGACTACTGCCCATAGTTGCGTCTCGGTTTTATCTCGGTTGTAGCTCACTTCTCCCCCCTCTCCAAGTCAATAGCCCTGTCTTGCTCGGTGGTGCGGTCGGTCATCCTTGCGCCCATGCCTTCTGCCTAGTGGTCTTGCCGTTTTTCCTTGCATTGCGCTTGATCTTCTTTAGCTCGGCCTGTGATTGCGCCAACGTAATCTCACCCGAACGCACTCTCTCTATCAATGCCATCCGCACGTCAATGCTATCAGCAACACCCCCAGCATCTTCCGCGTTGTTCACTGCTACCCGTTTTCTATTTCGGTCCCAGAAGTCCATCACAGCTCACCATCTTTCTCTAGTTGTATAGCGCGGTCCATCAAGGCCCGCCATGTCTTGTCGTCAAATGACTTACCGTAAGGTATGTAACACCTCCATAACTCGGCGAATGTGTCCAAATCGGCATACGCTCCCATTATCCCCAGCCTTGCTACCATCGCTATCCGCTCCCCATCCGTATTCGCAGGGATTGCTTGCGGGTGGGCTTCTCTCCAATCATCGCACACATGGATATTCATGTTCTTGACCTGTGTGGTATGGAGCAGGCAATAGTGGTTATCCTCTTGACTGTCGCAAGTGTCACAGCTCTTGACTACTTCTGCCTTCCCCTCTCCCTCTGGCGGGTGGGCTTCGGGTTCTACTTCGGTATTAGGCAGTGTGTCCCTTGACGGAGACACATGGCCCCTCTCGCAGTGGTCATTCCCATTCAGCCTTCGCTCACGACTCTTTACAGGATCACCACATATAGGGCATCGGCCATAGCTGGACGCCACCCCCTCTCCCTCAGGCTGGGCGGTGGGGTCCTGTGCTTTCATGCAAGCCAAGCAGAGGCCACCCCAAAGTGCCATAAACTTTCCCTTGCATTTAATACATATTACCATCCTCTGCCGCCTTTCTCTTCTGCTGTCGGGGTGGGGGTTTGTGCCGCTATCCACTCACTAGCACACTGCATGGAGCAGAGGTCAAACTCTGACTCACACCCAACACTCGCTATAATCTTGACCCATCCCACCATCCCATAGCCGCCATACCGCGATGGCTTGGTTTGGAATTTTTCTCCACAGTTATCACAGACTCTATATGCCACTTCACTCATACCCTGCCCTCCCCTGCGGTGGCGGTGGGCAAAGGCATCCAGTGAGTGACCTTGCTTCTTTGCGTGCTTCCAAACTCCAATGCCCACATCTGCGTGGTCATGTTTGACGGGATGGAATATCGCGACACGTTTATGCCCCCGCGCCCCCATTTCTCGCTGTAATACTTCACCACTTTCAGATTAGCATCTTCTGGCAACCCATCCTCAACGCTGATCCACTCCCCCGCCGCCTGCTGTGGGGCGCGGGTGGCAAGCTCTTGCTCAAGTTCAGCTATTCTCTGAGCGGGTGTTTTGCCGTATCCACGCCTGACAGTAACCTCAAATGTTTCACCCTCGCTCCTCATGTCTAACGTGATGAAATTTGGAGCGGAATAATGCGTCAACACCTTGCCAAGCTCGTAAGCCATCTTAGCAAATATAGGATGTTCAGTAATGATCTCGCACCCGTTCTTATCCATGTGGACGCTGTGAATAGTCGCATCCTCCTTCAACTCACCCGCCCCCTTGCAGAGATTGTCGCCGCTTACACTCGTTGTCTTGCTATCACTCATCCTCTGCCGCCTTTCTCTGCTGCTGTCGGGGTGGGGGCTGTCATTGCTTCGCACATTGCCCCGCATTCGGGCAAAATGATTTTGCAGTCTCGCCCCGCTTCTGCGTCTAGCTCATCAAGAAACACGCCATTGATACACGAATGGCCTATGTCGCGCTCCATCAGTGATCGTGATTTGAACACATCAGGGAAATCAATGCGTATCTTATTCCAATACCCCATGCCGCCCTTGACACATCCCACGCAGTTATTATTGGGGTAGCCCTTGTCATACATTACGGGCCTCGCTATGCCAGCCTGCTCAAGAATGCCGTGAGCATCGGCCTTTGAAAGCCCTGCCTCTATCAGCGGAAACTCATGCCTTTCTTCTGGCATTGAAGCCTCAAGGCGTTCTGCCCTTTTGCGTTCCCCGTCATCAAATCCCCAGACATAGCGGAAGGTGTTGAAGAATCGCGTTTGCCCCTCCCACTCTTGGCGCACCCTGCGCTTGAGCAGCCTAGAGCAAGCTGCGCCATGCGGACTACTCACAAAGGCCATGCCCCGGCACGCATTTTCAACAGACTTATATGGTGACTCCGTAACCTGAATCACCTTGCCAAACCATTCCTCACATTCCCTGACAAAGCGCATTGTATCGGGGTGTTGATCTTCAATGTGCTGATATATGATCGTGTCTATCTGGCTAATCATTAGCTTTGTCGCTACCGCTGACGAAACGCCCGCGCTGAACCACGCTACAGTTTGCTCTTTCATCCCCTGCCCTCCCCTGCGGCCTTCTGCGGCAACTCTATACAGTGTCCAACAGCATCAGCCCCCGGCGTTGGAAACGTGGCACCAGTACACCATTTCCAGCCCCGAATGACTCTTGTCCAAAAGCCACCATTTATGGCATGGGCCTTTGTGCCAAGCGGATAGCAACACCACGGCTTGTCTCTCTCTTTCATGACTTATCCTCCCCTGCGGTGCTTACTTCGTTTCCGCAGTCATTGCAGACATACGCCATGCCCTCTGTGCCGTCTGATCGATGGCTAATAGTCCTATCGAACCAGTTGCCGCTACTGGCAGCGCATTTGCAGATTTGATCGTCACCCGCCGCCTGCTGTGGGGCGCGGGTTGCAAGAGCTACGTTAATAATCTCCTGCATCTCGCTTTCGAGCGGCGCGATGCCGTGCTCTTGATACAGCAGATCAAATAGAGGCTGGTATCGCGCAACCTGTTTCGCTACCGCTGTCTCCGTGCGGAGATTGCCGCCCGATTCGATTTTAGTTTCG